CGGACTGTAACCCAGTGGCGGTTACCCCAGTCAATACCTACAGAGATAAATCTATAGTCTCCTCTGTCCATTAGCGGCTTCTCTAGGTAACTACGTCTGTTATCCATAACGTCAGGTCTTTGAACAGCTAACGCAACGTCCTGGAAGGGATACCCTAAAACGTAGTTATAGAAATGCTGCTTAGATTTTGCTTCTAATTCCTTACGCTTAAGCTTGTCAGCAGTAAACCATACAGCATTCATTTGGGTAATTAAGTATCCACGAGTACCTTGATTATTTACGGTACGGTCAGGATAAGCAGCTACCCATTCTCCATTATACCATCTATCGAGTGTCTTCCTGCATTTTTGGCAAACAAATCGGAATGTTCCGTCTTTTACAGTCTTAGCTAATACGTCTACACCCGTTTCATCCATACACTCAATATTTTTTTCGTAATCCATTTGTTGTCTGTATCCGCAGTGGTCACACTTATGCATGTACACACATTGGTCGGATTGATCGTACAGCGCATGGATTCCGTAGTTCGGTACCGTAGGTGTTGACCATCTACGTAATACACCGAATTGTGAAGATGACATAGACTCCATTGCAGAGATTTCCGCACTGGCATTTACACGGTCATACTCATCCAGTGAAAGGTAATCGATATCGACACCCTCTACTGCTGCGCCCTTACTAGAAGAACGGAACAACATGAAGCTATTTCTAATTTTCTTTTTCTCCAACGAGTCAATCTTAGGATCAGAGATTGTAGCGTAATAACCTTGTTCTAATAGGGGGTTAATACGAGTAGAAACGAAGTCTTTCATTTGTCGGTTGGTCGGGAATGTATATAAACATTTTACGCCTGCATAACTATATAAGTCTGCAAACCATAGCATTTCTCCTACCCCGACCTCTGATAGCCCCAACTGACGTGATTTAATTACTGCTTTGTTTGGGTGTGTATCATTAATCATCTGAACTTGCCACGGACGGTGCGCCTGGGCTTTGTTAGATTCATGTCCGCTAACGTGGAAGGTAATTGGATGACCTTTAACTCTATGATGCTTGAGCAGGTAAGAAGAGGTGTTTAACATCGTTAGTACGTATGCTAGTTCGTCTCTTGATAAGTCTGTACGACCGAACGTTTGCTTGGCAACGTTAGCGATCATTTGTCCATCGATGTTGTTGTTCATTAGAATGTTCCCTCATTTTCTTTGTTCTGTGCTATGTCCATATCTCGTATTAAATCAGCGACCTCTTCCGCAGTCATGTCCATAACATTAACTTTGCCCTCTTCGTCTGCTGTCATCTTACCTTCACGAATTTTCTCATCCAGTACCTGATCCTGGCGCATGTTAATCTCAGGCAGTGTACCTGATGCACCTTGACCATCCATAACGTCTGCGATTCCATTCATCTCTTTGTATAGTCCAACTACACGATGTAAGTCCGCAATGTTATCGATTGGAATTTCACCTGCGTCCATTCGTTGCATAAACTTTACTACACCCTTTGTTAAAGCAGAGTTCAACACGTCTCGAAGCTCTTTCTCACTGTCGAACGCCTGTTTTTTCTTGCTGATACCGTTCCTGATGTTGTCAGCCATTGACATTTTCAATCAGCTCCCCTTTCTGCCTTAATGTTCTGTAGCACGATGTAATGTCTCTACAAGCGTCTACAATAAACAATTCGTTTAAGTGATAGCGGGTATGAGCCTGTATAATTATGTATTTGTTCTCATTAATAATTAAAGATGATAGAGGGCGACCACACACCACACATACCCTTGGAGTATGCACCCTCTTATCGCCTTTATTAAATGAGTGACTTTTCTCAGATAGGCTCATAAGTTGCCGCCTTTTCTCAACAACTTCTTTTTTAGTCACCATTTTAATTCACCTATTCTTCCTCATCTTCCTCAGCGAAGACTGGATTATTTTCTAAGTAATCGTTATACGCCTGTAACTTCTCTTCCAGGTACTTGTCCCCATCGAACTCTTCATTAGTCACTGAATCCACATACAGATATGGGAGTTCCAGGATAATCTCGCTCACAATACGATCTGCCGATTCTACAGAGAAACACAGATTATATTTTATGAACTGTCTTGTTACGAAGGATTCATACTTCTCGTGCAAGTGTTGAATAATCTCTGCTTCTGTCAGTTTAAGTTCAG